CTACTCGATGCAACAGTACGGCGAGGCGTAGCTGGAGCCATACCATAGGCATAGGTAAAGCCGCGCTGATCATCGACCCCGCCCTCAACCATAACCGATACGCCATAGTGAAGAAACGCATTAGAGGCTGCAACAGTTCCTACATTACGTAGTTCATAACGGACAGGAAGGTTACCAGTACGGGCCCAAGGAAGCGTTTGGCCCGCACGGTTGCTTGTGCCAATCTGATGTACAATAACAGGGTCACCATTAATATACACTCCCCAGCGAAGCGCACCAGCGCCGTACCAAGCATACTCGAGAAAGAGCATTTGAAGACAGGTCCAGTCAAGCTTTTGGATTATGGAAGCATCTCCGTTCCAAGCATCCAAACTGATCTTTGTATCAGTGGGTACACCGCCAGCATCAGAACGAATAACAACGCTCATACCGTAGGGGTTAGTAGCAGTCGCATCGCCCTGTTCAAAAAAGATACCATTCGAGTCGTCAAAGTATCCGACACGCTGGCGATTATTGGTAGTCGCTGCACCGAACAAACAAGCAGATGCCATATACATGGTTTTGCCCGGCTGGTAACGATGATAAGGCCGGCTCTGGCGAATAGCCAAATCCCCGTTAGCAGTAGTTACTGCCATGCGGACGCCGCCTTGCCCCGGCTGGTGTACAATAGTTGCAGAACCAGCAGTAAGCGACTCCCAGCGCAGAGGCTGAGACCCATACTCAAAGTCAGCATCATAGATGTTTTGATGGCGGGACATTTTCAACCGGCCGGTTACATCTACAATTTGACTTGGAAACGGTCGAGATACGCTATTGCCGAACATTCTGGTTACCTCCGAAGGTTAGATTGCATTATAGCCCAATTTGTTAGTCCATCCAACTTACTTTTACAAACACGTAATGCAGTACGGTCACGACCCCATTGTACTTCAACTTCCTGATCATTCAGGCCATGTGCAGGTAGCACTACGGGATTAGCACAGGGTTGTGTTAGGCTTGGTGGCGGCAGTAACGGTTTAACGCTGGTTGAGGCGCAAGACACGATCAGCGGGCAAGCAAGCAGAAATAGGAACCTGTGCATTGGCGGCGTCCTCAAGTTGTTGGGCCAGATCAGCAACCACGGCTTCGGCGGCTAGGCGTTGGGCCTCTCTGGTAGATGCCAGATCGGCAGCTTTCATCTGGTTCTTCTGGGCGGTAATAATGGCACTCCTGACGGAGACCCTGCCTTTATAGTAACCAAAGGCAAAGCCGACAATCAGGCAGACTATAACAATCTCGATCCACCTGAGCATCAGCGGTCACCCTCAGCCCACTTCCGCAGGCGCTCACGCATGATCCACAGCGCGGCCAGTACCACGATGCCACAGAACACCATCGCCACGATCTGGGCGGTGCCACTAAGCGCAGACACGGCGGTTACCCCACCCGCGCCCGCCGATGCCACTTGAATGAACCCGGCCTGCATAGTGCTTGACTCAACGGGGGTATCACGTGGCATATCAGGTGCTGGCACTGTTGCGCGACTTTCAATCCGCGTAGCAATCATCGTAGAATCGGTCAGGAACAGATCGCGCTCGGCCATGCGGCGGCGCGTCAAGCCAGCCAGAACCTTGCCGCCCGCCTTGTTCCACATCAGGATGGCGTCCGCCGCCTTGGTATGATCCCCCGCATTGAAGTAGCGCAGGACAGAAGACTTTTTGAATGCGCCCACACCGATATTATAGGCCAGCGAGACAAACGCACCGAACTCATTTTCTGTGGTGGCGCGCGTCAGCATTGCCGCAACTTGAGTGGCAAACTTCTCAATGGTGATCTCGAGGTAATGATCTGCCTGCGCTTGGGTGATCTTCATGCCTTCATGCGGGATGACGCCCACACCAGCGGCGGCGGTCGTTCCATAGCCAATGGTCCAGATGCCTGCGGGGCATTTATATGCCTTCAGGCTGCATCCCTCGAAGGATTTGATCAGATCGGAGGAGGTCTTGTTAATCATTTGCGTAGCGCCCTTTCAATGTCATCCAGCTTCAGGAAGACAGCCTTGAAGCTGTCTTGTATTTGCTTGAACTCGCGGTCGTGGGCTTCTTTGTTGGCCGTGGCTGTAGCTTTTAGCACGGCAATGTCAGTGTCGTGTGACTGTTGTCGTGTGTACATGGCAAAGACAATACCAATGACTGGAGCCACTGCCCACTTCATCAGAAACTCTAGAACATCCATCTTTATAGATCCTTTACCACAAACAGAATCTGATCTTCTTTGATCTGACCGCCAGAAGTAGTAATCTGGATATCTAATGTATATGTAGTTCCAGTTGTTCCATAGTTTATGAAAAATACAACTTCGGTCCCAGAAGATGAAATTGAACTTGCATCTACTACAAGCGGAACGGTGTCGATCGGAGTTACCGTAAAGGTAACCGAAGAGACTGTCTCAGTTGTATCGAGCCAATCTGCATACTCAAGCGCATATCGTTTACGCTCTACTGGAGTTTTTGTGAACTTTCCGAGTTTCAACTTACAGCCCTCAATCTTGGTTCTGCGGTTTCAGTACGGTACTCCGAAAGCTCTTCTACCGGGTAAGTGGGTAGCAAGGCTATGGTACGGTTTTCTGCTGATACCATAATGGAAGACTGGCTCCAAGGCACGTAAATAATTTCGTTATCAGTATAGAAAAACGAAGATTCATAAAGTAGGGCAGAATAACCTATAGACTGGTATGTTCCAGTTACTGGTTGAATCCAGTAACCATGCACAAGATTTGATGTTCCGGCAGTGATAGCATACGATCTTGTTTGGCTAATAAGTTGCCAGTCATGTCGGATAACCGCATTTTTACCATCTATTGTATAAACACCTCGAACAGCTACAAGCTGATTTGTTGCTGCATCAAAGGTGCTGTGGTCAAAGATAGCAGTATCAAAAATCCCTAACACGGTTACCTCACTAGGTTATACAAACGTGCCAGTGGTCACGCTAAGTTTTTTGACTGTATAGTAAGACCCGGCCAGAGGTGTTGCTGTGCCCGCGCTCTGGGTAAGTTGTAGCTTAAAGCTCGACGCAGCATTGGTCTGTACCTGAACAACAAACTGAAACGCATGGTTAACCGCAGTTGTCAGTGAGCCTGTTACTGCAAATGCCGCTGTGGTAGCACCCTGCGATCCCGTAAAGCCGCTGGTTGGCGCACCTGCGGCAATACCTGTGATTGGAGACGCCTGATAGTTGCCTATGATGCGCGTAGGGGCCGACGATGCGGTCAAGGTCCACGTTGCAGTTCCTGCCGTGGTTTTCGTCATAACCGCGTAAATTACAATCTCATATACAGACGATGCTTCGAGAGAAATAGCCGATGTGGCCCCAAAGAAGTCGCCGATAGTAGGGCCAAATGCAGTTACGTCGGCAGCAAGACGGAATATTTGTTGCCCAATAATGGCGCCATTTCCCGATGTTGCATTGGAAGAAACCGCGCCTGTAATCGTCGGGCTAGTCCCTAGAACTACTGATCCACTTCCTGTTGATGAGCCAACACCAGTTCCACCATTTACCACAGCAAGGGTTCCAGACACCTCAGTTGCTAGTGCGACCGCGCCAAAAGTTGGTGCGCCTGAGGCGTTGCCGTGGAGAACCTGAGACGAGGTTCCGGCTGCGGACGTAGCCATCGCGGTGGTGCTGGTTCCATACACAATGCCGTATTGCGTCAGGTTACTAGCTTGCCCCGTGCCGCCGTTAGCTACCGGAACAGTACTTACATTCAAATTTCCTGCGGAAATAGTAAGGCCAGTCCCGGGAGTAATCTCCTCGACTGTACCTGTACCCGCAGTACTGCGCCCCAAAAGCTTACCAGTGGCCAAGGAAAGCGTATGCTCCTCGTTCCATTGCGCTTTACGGATTTCACCATTGCCGGCATCAGTACCAGCAGCTTGCGTTGTATGTTTGAGAGATACGGTCATAGTTTTGGCCAAACCACATTACGGGGAAAACCATCTTGAGAAGTTATATCACGAAGCGCTTGCCGATATGCAGCCATTTCTGGCGTCATCACTGTATCAGAAAGCCCAGCCCAATCGGTTTCTGCTAGTAATGAAACCCGGATAGCTCGCACATTACGTGCCAAGGCACTAAGGCGGTCTGCTACTTCAGTATCAGATGCAGCAGTTACTTCCCATGTTTGAATCCATGACCCATCAACAAGGGTAGGATTAACTTCGACTACATTCTGCGTAATTTCGTCAAATGGTTGCGGTACTTCCTGCATAACTACAGGATAAACATAAAACCGAGCTAAAACCTCATCAGAGATTGACTCCGGAAAAGAGGTATTAGGGTTATCCCGCATAAGCTCAGATGCACCATAAGGAAATGCTTCAACATTTGCGTCGGTTGCTTTTACATACATAACTTATCCTCCTTTACTTATTGAACGATGCTACAGCAATGCCACTACGATCTGTTGTTCCATAAGTAGCAGAAAAGGTTCTTCCTGACTGGGTTGCTGTAATTTCGAGACTTCCTGCCCCATAAACCCCTCTTGCCCCTGATGTAAGATTATATTCAATATTTTCTGTTACCCCAACTAGAGTAACACCAGAAGTAGCACTATCACCTGTTGTCCCCATGATAACTATGTCTTTGTTTGTAACATTCATTGTTGTAGAAATAGGATTTATACCACCACTTTGAACTGCCTGTGCTGTTGTCTTAGCTGTAATACTTGCACCACCATGAATTGTATAAACACTCATTGAAGTTCCAAGTGGTCCTGCTGAATAGGTCGCAACTACATTTGCTGTTGTGCCAGTTGGAACAATGGCTGACCAAATAGACACAATAGTAGGGGATGTGGTAACAACCTGTTGAACTGCAGATACGCCACCAACAGTAACAGCGGTCACATTTAAGCCACCAGAACTTGCACCCCAGCGATTTCCTACAACAACAATAACAAGACGATTTGAAGCTGCCGTTCCAATAGGGGCAGAAGTATAAGTAAATGTTGTTGAAGCAGACGTTGTGGTAACACTGCCTTGATACGTTAAACTTAGGGCAGAACTACTTCCTCCTGCCCCTTGTAATTTATGAACTAAACTCATGTTTGATTCCCTACAAGCGCTCCGTAAAGGGTACCAGCTACGTTCCATAGAGCTACTACAGTGTAACCAGTAGTAGCTAAAGATGGAGCACTAGCAGCATTGTTTACCCAAGTTACAGACGGCCATGTAATGGTATATGCAGTACCATCATTGATCATCAACGTAATAGACTGCCCAGTCGTTAAGCTACTGGTTGGAGTTGAGTTTCCTGTCAACGTCCAAGTTTGAATGGTTCCATTACCTGCGCTCAAAGCCGGCGTTGTACCGCTAACTGCATATACAGCTTCTGTAATTGAACCATTAAGGGTAGCATTGCTAATAGATGGTGCAGAGTTAAACACTAGCGCACCAGAGCCAGAATAAGTTGCTGCTCCATCAAATGCAGGTGCCCAAGATGAAGTACCAGTACCAGTAATTGCAATACAGAAATATTGGCCAGTCATTCCAGCCGCTAGATTTCCTGCGGAAAATGCAGTTCCATCAGATGATTTTACGGTAACCGAACCAGCAGTTTGAATGCTGATTATATTGACAGACCATCCTAACTGTAACGTCGTTACATTTGGAAGTATGATATTTTGGGTGGAAGTCCCAGATACAAAAATATTTTTTGGCGATACATTTGTTAGTGTTACGTCACCTGTTCCAGAAGTGATCGTTTGATATCCCAACATATCTACGCTGTTCCAAGAGGTTCCATTATACCCCTCGAATTTACTATAGTCAGTGTTAAACCGAAACGCCCCGGCAGATGTACTTACCCGCTGTGCTACTGTACCTGCGGCCATCTTCACTGAATCAGTACCAGTAAATGTGGCAGCACCGGCGCTAAGCGATGTAGAGGTGAGGGCAGTAATTGAAACTGACGAAGCTAAGTTTAGTGAAAGGCTAGAAAATGATAGATTGGAGCCTACAGAAATTTCTTCTGTAGCTCCAGTCGAAGCAGTAGTACGCCCAAGAAGTTTGTTTGTAGCCTGCGTAAGCGTATGCTCAGCATTCCAATTCGATGGCTGAACCATCGTCGAATCAGTGCCATCGGGTTTTGACGATGTAAAGTTATGCTTGAGCGAAATTGCCATTGGCTACTTTCCTTTAGCTGATTTGGAAAATGCCATTAGTGGCATCAAAGGCAACAGTAAGCGTTTCTGTACTTACAAGAGTAACCGCAGAACCGTAATCCCACCATGAAATAAGGGGTTTTGCAGGAGAAGTTTGTGTATCGTTATAGAGTACCGCATACTGAAAAGGGCCAATACCTGTGGCATCAGTGGCAGTAGTAGCCGTAAAGACTACGTTAGACCCAACAACTTTTGCTACACCGGAAGCTGTTGATTCAGTAATCGTTGTAGCAGTACCGCCGGCCGTATAGCCATTCTTTGCTGTAATATCGGTAATATCAGCTTTGATCTGGTTTGTCGCAACCGGAGCAGTATTTGTCAGCATTACTTTGAATGTGTTCGATGCAAAGTTATGTTTGCCGTCGATCAGATCCTTAGTGAACTGGTTGAATTTGTTATAGACCGCCATTTTGCTCTCCGTAGGTTACCTTTAAGGTAACTCAGAATTGTACATAACGACGGCGCGCATAAGTTTGCGGGAACCGCCAGCTTTGACCACGATACACGTTTTGGTGTGCAGCTTCAACTTTTGCCTGCGATACACCTGACTTAAAGTTACGCAAGTGCATTTGGGCCAGTTGTGGTGAAGAATATGGCTTTGCAAGTTGGCTCATCATGCGCCCAAGTAGCCCATCGAGGATTTCTACGCCATATTTATTCAAAATCCAATCTGGAAAAACTGGATAACCTTCACGGGTAACTGGATCTGTAATTGTTTTGAATACCCGGCAAAGATACGTGTCCGCATTTTGAGGGGAATTAGCAAGAACAACATATCCAAGTGTAGGCATGAACGCTTTTTGCGGAAACTCTTTTGAGTCTACTACGCCAACAAGGCGGGTAATCGAACCCTGATCGGGAACAACTTGGTAGGTAAACGCATCTGGATTTTGAAGATACAAAGATGTTGTTGGGGTTACATCAAAAGAAATATCTTCGTACCAGATGTTTGAAGTTTGGAAGAACTCATTCATAACCGAAAAAAGTTCCATCTGGATTGCAGCATCAAGCGCACCCGGAAGTCGCATCCGGGCGTGATCAATCAGGCGAGTCATATCAGCGTTTGCCATTGGTCCCTCATGCCTGAATAGTGATCATCTGCGACATAAATTTGTTCAAGAACGCTGCGGCCCGGGTATCTTGCGTGTTTTCTTCATCGCGAAGCTGCGCTTGCCCACAGATATAGTAAACAAAAGCAACTCGATACATAGGATCAATAGGTACAGAGGTGCCCATAGCGCTTGTGCTAAAGTCTGGAAGAGACGTATTGAAGTATGTTTTGAGCAGCTCAGGGCGCAAACGACGAGCCTCTAAGATACCCATGTTTAGTGCCTCGACTAAATCCAAATCTGGATATCGGTATGGCACATTTTGGTCGAGCAAAAGAGCTCGAGCCCGATCAACAAAGTCTTGGACAGTATCGAGCGCCATAATTCACCTTACCTTGTGAGGTAACAAGGGGGGTTTTAACCCCCCTTATCAATTATGCAACTTGACCAACTGGGTAAATAGTGACCGCAGGAGTCGCAATTGCAGTTACAACGCCACGATACTGCCGAGTCGTAGTAATTGGCTGGGCAGCAGTAGCATAAGTATTGGTAATCGTAACGTTTGTACCGCCAGACAGAGTGGCCGTACCCGAGCTGGTATGACCATTTTGGATGATCAATTCAAAAGTCTGGCCAATCTGAGCATTTGGAATTGCCGCAACAATAGCTGTTGCAGTATCCGTAGTGACAGTTTGAGCAGCCGTTTGGCCCGAGAGGGTAACAATATTGTTTACCATCTGGGCAGCAGTTAGGGTTGGTCCGCTAGAAGTGACGCTGGTTACGGTTTTTTGGTTCGAGGCATTGGCGACATCAACAACAGTATTGATGGCATCGCTCAAGCTAGTTTGGGTAGATGCAAAACGGGCCATTGTATATCCTTTCCTAAGGAGTAGCTGGTTAAAGGGGAGCCAAGGCTCCCCTCATTTCAATTATGCCTTGGTAACGACAGACTGAGCCAAAGCAGTACCATCTACAACTTGGTAGCCATAGATCTGCAAGCCACGCAACAGCGTACCAAAGGTCAGCTCCGAACGCAGGGTCTCGACTTTCGAGATTTGCGAAGCAAAGGTCAGACCATGGGCATGGCCGGCATAGACAGCATACTCGTTAGCAGCCAAGCCACCTGCGGTGCCGGTAGGCAGCAGGTTGGACGAGTAGATGGTAAAGCGGTCAACCATACCAACACGACCGTTACGTAGAGGCGACATCGAGTCACCGGTGATGTAAGCTTGACGCAGATCCGAGAACTTCAGTTGCGAAACAGCCCATACTGGCAGGATAACCCAACGGCCTTCTTCTGGGATATTCTGCTCATCCAAGGTTTGTGCCAAACGCAACAACAGATCCAAGATTTCAACTTGGCCAGTCGATGGGGAACGCGATACCAATGCTAGGGGGGTACCCGTTGCACCAAGGTTAATGCTGCTGGTAATTTTACCCGCAGTAGTACCTTTATTTTTTGCGTTCATACCGCCCAAAATACCGCCCAAAACGTCGGTATCGACGTTGATTTTGAGCTGTTGAGCCGCGTCATCCGACCAGATCGACAATGCGTTCAAGTCCGACTGTACATCCATAACGTCGTCTAGGATGGTATTGAAGTACTTGCCGTTGCCGATATACAGCTCGACACTCGAGCCTTCGGGACGGTCGATGGACAAGGTACCATCGGCCTTATAGTCACGAATGGTAATAGTGGGCTTGGTGCGGATTTTCACACGGTCGCCTTGGTTGCGAATTTCGCCTTCGTAGTCGGTATTCGAGATAGCCGACAGAACGGTCGAGGCGTAAAACTTTTCAACCAGTTTGCCAGACCAAATTTCAGGAATAAACCCGTTGGACTGGAAAGCGTTACCGACACCACCCGATGGGTAGATAGACGGAGCGCCAGTGCTGCCAGAAATAGGGAACGAACCGGATGGGATTGCCATTTTTAAGAGTCCTCAGAAGAAGGTTTTCAACGGATGCGCCCTTCGCGTTGCGCCTCGAAGATTTGGGCTTCGAGTTTATTTTTTTCTGCATCCCGACCCCGGTAACGACCGGCGGCTACGTCTGCATAAAAAGTAGCAACTTGAGCGCGTGAGATGTTGGGCTTCTCAGCGGGCGCGTGTGCGGATGCCGCCGTCTTTGCTCTGCCGGGAGCCGCAAGGTTCTGGAGCGGGATTTTACCGACCGTCGTGGTCTCGTAATCCGGCTCTCCCTGTGCGGGGGCCACAGCAGCCTCTTCAGCGAGGAAGCCATTAAAGAAAGCAAGTACACGGTGGACATTACCCTGCGCATACGCTGCTTTCAGCATATTATGACGAATATCACCAGAATAGGCATCAGGCAACTGTAACCAGTTCAAAAATTCCTGATTAGTGTTCAAATTACGCCAATCTGGTAACTTTTCGTCAAGAGTTGCCAGTAATTTCTGGTGAGAGTCCTGTACTTGAGCCCCGGATACGCCCTGTAGGCGTTCTTCAAGCTCAGCAATTTTTTGTTGGTATGCACCAATAACAGGTGCCAACTCTTGGCGAGCTTTCTTCCCAACTACGTTTAGGAAGTCTTGCCCGTAATCATTTGCCTCTTCATCTGTAATCAAAGATTCGGCCGAAAAGTCAGGCAAATTTACTTTTGCCGGTGCAGAGGCTGCACTTGCTTGCATTGTTGCAATGACATTTTGCAGTCCTTGAATTTGTTCAGAGAGCTGTTTGATTTGCTCTTGGCTGCGGGTATACCGGCCATGAACAGATTTATACTTGTGCTCCCACGACTCGTCAGCGGCAGATGGTGCAGCTTCTTGGGTAACAGGATTCTGTACCTCACCGCCTTGTGCAAGAGAAGCAGCAGACTGTTCAGGGTTACCTTGTGAGGTTACTTGCTGTTGTTCTTCAGCCGCCTGCTCTGGTTGATCCCGGTATGTATTATAAAACTCGTCAGAGCGAGCTGCGGCAGCAAGAACTGCGGCCGGCATCTTTACATTGGTATCATACCCGAGGGTTTGTTCTTTGATCATTTCGTTTGCTTTCAATTTTGTCAGCGCTTGTTAAGCATTCTACCAGAATGCCATAGAGGCGCGCAGTTGCCTGAGCGCGTCCTTGGGTTACGGGTAGAAGTTCAAGGGGTGACTGGATGCAGTTCTGAATTTGCTGCGACGAATAGTCTTGTAATGCCCCTAAAAACTGTTTCCAGCTATCAGGGGCATTTCTGGCAAGCAGCGCTGCCTTCATTGCTAGGTCGGACTCTACGGTCACTTTGATGGCCGCTCGCCAAGAGGGGCGGTTTTTTTGTAATCCGTCCGTTGTGGATCATCTGAACCACACCCATCAATATTTCGCACTGATGGGGTAGGCGAGCCTTTTACATTTTTACCGTAAAAGGTCCGCTGTAGATCATCTGAACCGTTTCCATTCAAGGCCATAGTATGGCTCCTTATGCGGTGAGGATAGTATCCCAAGTGCCGGTAACAACACAGGTAAAGATAGCGCCTTTAGTAGCGGCCAAACCATAAGCAGCGTTAGCCGATAGGGCGTTAATCAAATCGCCGGTAGCGGGAAACACGTTCATCGAGTTTGTAGCTGCCTTGTTGAATACGGTAACCTGCGCACCTGCAACAGCAGTTGGCAGCTTAACGCTATCAGCAGCAGAAGCTACAGTAGTGACCCGGTTAAACGATGCAGTCAAAGCAACCGCATTGGTTTGACCACCGCCTGCATAGGCAGTGATCGCATTGGTGCACGAGGACATTGCGGCAATCGTGCCGGGAATATCGCTCGAATCAACAAAAATTTTAGGAACAGCAGACATTGATCACGACCTTTCGATTAGCGGGGTTTTGCAGCAACAGAACCAGTAAACGGAGCCATGTGGCCGTTACCAGTGTTGACATTGAACGAGTTATCACCAGCGCGTCCACCGGACGAAACTTGGCCGGCAACTGCGGGTGCAGCGCCACGCTGTTTACCCATAACGCCGGTACCGCCGCCTTTAGGGGCATTGTTGCCCGGCTTTGGGGCTTTAACTTGCATGGAAACGCCAGCTTCAGAAGGCTCTGAGCTCATCTGGCTAAACATTTTCGTCGAACCACCCTTGGCAAAAGTGTTGTCCTTAACGGATTTCACTTTGCTCTTGGGCGCGGAATTAGGATTCATCGCCATTTTTGACCTCACTTTTGCTTGCTAGAGATGACTTTCCCACCGCCGGCAAGCGTCGGTAAGTAGGAAGTGGGTTTTGCTGGCGCCCCAAGTTTCATATCCTTAGGTGTAGCATAATTTTTGGGTTTTGGGATGTACCCAATACGAGGTTTTTTTAACCCCAAATTCATGCCCGGACCACGCATTTGCCGAACAGCAGGAGTACTACCCGTGCGCGGAGTTTTTGCCATGTTTTTCATCACTGACCTCCTGAGATATTGGTGCGCGGACCCATATCACCGGATGCACCAGTTCCATTCTGCCCGCCTTGTGCAGCAGCAGCATTATTACCCATACCACCATGGCCGGGTATTCCCTGCATAGCAGCGGCCGCAGCCGATGCCTTTTGCATTGCATCAAGCTGCTCTTCAGACGGAACAATATCCGCGCCGGGCATACCGATTGTAGATGCAACATTACGCAAAATTGCCGCGCGACCTTTAGGCCCGACAATTTGCGAGTCGATCGGGTTGGCAGTAATCTGTAGAAACTCAAGCTGACGAGCCCGCAGAGTTTCTTTCTGAACTGCAACCGAAACACCGAGTACGCGAACCTTCTCCTCACCGGTCAAAAGACCGGAAGTATCGGTTAACATAATCATATCGAACAGAGAGCCTAGGAGGGGCTCTAGAACGTCGCGGTCAATGTTAGCTGCAACGGTCTGCAAAATCTTAGAGGCGTTGCCCATAAGCATAGCCAAGCCCGATGCAGTACGTCCTGCACCGCCGCTAGCACCGCCGCCAGAGAGGTACTTGGGAATAGCGGATAGATCATCAGCCATATTCACAAATTGCTGATAGACCCCTAGGAGCTCCTGTGCATTGGACTGTGGCTGAAAGAAGTCGATCGGCTTCTGTGAGTTGTTACCCATTGGGTCAGTCTGAACGTGCCAGCGTTTCCATGGATACAGTTCTTCGCCATCTTCATCAGAAGTTAGGCGGTCATCGTTGACCACAACTTGCGGACCAGAAGCAATTGATAGGTTGTTGATCAATGCACGTAACGTGGCATTACCAGCTTCTTGGATATCGTTCAAAATATCGGGCAAGCCGTTACCCACCGGAGTACCGGGAACTTTTTCAAAGCTTGTGATGTAGTAAGGATGGCGCTTACGTGGCGATGGTGCCATCTGAACTTTGATAATAAACCGGCCGATGATCCAAGCTTGAACAAAATAATCCCGGAGTGGGTCCGGGATTTGTTCAGCAGTCATACCGGCTTCAAGCAACAAACGTCCCTGCACGTTACCTGTAAACTCAAGGCAATTGATCATTCCAGAAAGGTTGATTGTCGGGTTTTCACGGGACTCTTGAACAGCGCGCTCAGCGTCTGTGATGTCAATCTCGTCGTTTAGACCGCCCCGGCCGTACAAATCTAGAACTTCACGAATTGCCTCGGTGTTATACCCCGGCAAATCAAGCAAGTCGTTTAGGTCGGCACGGGTAACACGAGTACGTTCGATAACGGCCGCATCTTCAATATCCGAAACGCCCGGAGTCCACCAAAGATCAAACGGAGATACCCGTGACCAAGTTAGCTTGGGCATTTGTTTGATTGAAGCGGTGTTATTTTCCCAAGTAACTACGGGCAGAATGCGAACAACTGGCCCTTTCATTGCTGCAAATGGAAACAATGGTAGGTCAGTGATGAACTCAGACAATGCTTTATAGAATCCGCCATCTTTCAGGATTCCATCAAGCTTATCTTCTGCAATATGGGCTTGTGCTGCGCCCTTTTTCTTTGCGGCCTGCCGTGCTGCCTCTACAAGCTGCATAGTCCGATCGCGAATTGTATCAATATCGGCCGGTTGCCCCTGTGCCGACATACTTTGGATCTCACCTTGAACCAGTTCGTTCACTGATTTCATGATTTCTTGAGGAATCTTAGGGTCATCCGGTGCATCAAGACCCCATGGGCGGTCTGGAGATAGGTAAACATCCCGCAAAAGCGACGATGCACCCCGGCATTTCATTGCTACGATACGGGCGTAAACC